TATAGCTATGACACAATCACAAAAAGAAAGACTGAGAGCGTGGTGTGGCAACCTGCTTGTCACCTATCGTATCGACTTCTTCCGAGGCAATGCCATTCAGAGAATAGTGGACTATGCACAATACAGAAGTCGGGGGAATGCTGGGGCGATATGGTGGGTTTGCCGTGAAGCCAAAAATCTCGGCTTTGCGCCCGACACGAAGGACTATACCGAGCTACTCAGAGAGCTACGGGAGATAGCGAAGGAAGTGCCACTAAGTGACACCGCACAGAGCGCCATCACTCACGTCTTCGGAGGTGATTGGGAGGAGGCGATAGAAGCCATCGACAAACTCAAGAGCGAACGCAACTAAAACAACCAACCACGAGTGCGCCATGCTGGCGGATTTCCGCACGCGACACCTTCCGCGCCTAGAACGGCGTGGCGCACTCTAATCAACACAACGAACTATGACACGAGAAGAACTGAAATCGATGGAGCGCTTCGCAGCCATCTTGAGCTCACGACTGGAAGAGGTCACGGACAAGTACGAGGATATAGATGACCGCATCAAAGACCTTGACGAGGAGCCTGTAAGGGATATATGCAGGGTTATAGACAAAATACAAGAAGAGTATAACGAGCTGGACGACAAGCTCACCGATCTAAGCGAGGCGGTGGAGGAGTTCACCAAGGCGGTACGTGAGATGAAGAAAGAGGCACAGCAATGACACGCGAAGAAGTAAAAGCCCAGCTGGCGAAATGCCCGCTGGAGTGGGAGGAAGATATCGAGGGAATACTTGCCGCTAAGGTATGCCCGCTTGAGAGGGAGGTCTGTATAACCTACCGATTAATCGAAGATGACGTGTATATGAAAGCAGCTAATGGCTGTGGTCGCTTCGTTGGCGAGTTCATCGGTGTGGAAGGTGGAGAAGAGGCGCTCAAAACCATAGCCGAAGGCCAGCGCATCGACTTCGCCTGCCGACTGCTCGGCATTAACGACTAACACCAAGATAATATGTGGCTAACAGCAACGACAGGAATGCTCGGAGATGCGACATGCTGGTATAAGGTAGAAGGCATCCCCGAAGGCTTGACGCTCTCAGAGGCGATAAAATGGATAGGCGACCTAACCTTAGATGCACATGGACACATCAGCGTGAAAGAGGATGGAGACGGCACATACAGCGGTAACGAAGTCGCAAGATACGGCTCTTTTGGAGTAGAGAGCAGTGACAATGATAGGCTTGCCCGCCTTAGCGATAGAGAGGTTGAAAAAATCTCAGCTAACGGAGGATGGGGGCAACTGCACTTCGAAATAAAGCTCAAGAAACTAACTATATGAATGCACTCGACACACAGGTAGGCGGAAGCCACTACAAGGATATGCGCTTCCAGCCAATCGAACTGATCAGCCTATTAGGCTTGGACTTCTTTCAGGGGAACGTAGTCAAATACGTATCTCGCCACCACGAGAAGGGTGGGCGTGAGGACTTAGACAAGGCACGGCACTACTGCCAGCTGGCTATGAGCTACGGCTACGGACGAGGGCGCCTGCCTACTAAGGCGCAGACGGCTCGCATCGCTGTATTCGTCTCGATGAACAGCCTGCCAGCCTACACGGCTAAGCGTTTTTCTCGCCTCATCTCCGAAGGCCTTATGTGTCGCAACTGGGATCTGGCTATGGAGATCATCGATGAAATCACCCAGGGCTACGATGCGCAGGCCTGCAGTACAGACAACTAACGTAAATACACTAACAATATGGAACTATTCCTCGCACGAGTTGCATACAGCAACTTAGATGACAAGAAAGTCACCGAGAGCTACCTTGTGGATGCTCTCTCATACACCGAAGCGGAGGCTAAGGTGTTAAACTTCTTCTCCGACACGACCTCCGATGCTGTGGAGATCAAGACGCTAAAGCCCCTCGGTGTCACTGACGCTGTGGGGCTTGATGTAGACGGAGAGAGCTACCGCTACTACGTTATAGGGCTTACTGATGGGAAGGGCAAGACGACCGCTCGCAGGGTGCTTATCAAAGAGCTCTCCGCAATGGATGCCTGCAATACGATCTCCGACAGCTGGGAGAACGTGGTGACTTCGGTGCGCCTGCTGGATGTGGTAAACGTAATCAGATAGGCTATGCGCGCTGTACTAATCATCGCCGTCGCAGGCCTCGTCCTCGGCTTAATTTTTTTTTTGCCGGGGCTCACTCTTCCGCAAGTCTACCGACAAAGCCACTTCGCTGGGAGGTGGCCTACGTGTGGCATGGGCAACCATGCTGGAAAAAGCCAGACACTTCTCACCACGGTCTTTAATCAAGAAGAATATGAGTAACACGACATTCAAACACTACGTAGCTCCGTTCAAGGATGTATCGGGGAATATGTGGGCGCTCCTTATAGCCTATCCCGACACGGATGAAACCAAGAGCTACCCAAAGATAAAGGAGGTGCGTCTTGGCGTTCCTGCGGTGACGCTGACGACTGAGAGCGAGGATGCTCTTGCCCCAGTAGTCAAGGGCAGACTGGCATTCTCCCTCTTGGAGGAGAGGTCGGACCAGCGGTATAGACACCTCGTGCAAGCTCCCGAGGGTGACGTGTCGGTCGTGCTGATGTATCTTGGTGATGAGAAGCTGCCTGCGAATGGCACTTTGAGTGATCAGTGGATGCAGGCCTGCATTGATAGGTTTGATCCAACGACAAAGGATGGTAATTGCTTTTGGTGTGGCACGCTTGATCCAGAGAGCTACAAAGAGCCAGCCAACCAAGATACGGGGTATCTTGTCAGCTTCGAGGCTAATGACTTTGGACGATTAGCAAGAATACCCGTCACCAGCAGGCCGTTTGAGCCACAGATACGAGTGCAGGAGAAGATGTCACTCCAGAATCTTCTTCGAATCATTCTGTACATGGGTATCGAGGGATGGATGCACGAGCGCCACCGCTTTCCGAATGGACCAGGGGGGGTGCTTCCTGGCCTGCGTAAGAATGTGGTTTTTGCGCTGTCAAGGTATGATGCCGAGGATGAAGTCTTGAACGGAGATGTTATTTCGCGCAGAGAGAGGGGGCTGATTGTAGATACCTCTCAGTTCTTCGAGGACAGCGACACTCCGATGTCTCTTCTGGAGGTGCTTGAGCGTGTTCTTCGCTCGCTTAGCCTGCGAATAGAGCAGTCCAGCGGAATGTACATTGTTTCGGATATATCCTCTCTCGAACAAGGTAACACAACCCCTGCGGCAACGCTTAACAACAAGGATGCTCAACTATCCTTTACTCCAGTCCAGATGAAGGTGCTTGGAGATGATGGTGAGCTGTCTCTTCATGAGAGCTATGGTAATCTTGTCGTGACTACATACACGCACCTTGATTCCGTACGCAAGGGTATGGAGCTTCCAAAGATTGAAGACTACGCCCCGTGGGTGGCAGTAGGAAGAGCTGATGTATCCTCGAAGAATATCCTCGGCTGGCGATTCAGAACAACGGACCCGCTCATGGGTACAGCTAAGACTCCTGCCATACTGGAGGTGGAGGCGGAGACACTCGGTGAGGATGGGCGCTTTTACTCCTTGGTATGGAATCCTAAGAGTATCCACGGTCGAGTGAAGAGCCTAAAGTTTGGCGCAGGACTTAGTCCAAGGGTTACGGAGTACAGTGTGTTCTATGCAAGGGTAGACGGCTGGAAGCGTGTACGTGATGGCGTGTATGCCAACCAAGCTCTAAAGCTGGTAGACGAGGACTGTGTGATATACGATAGTGGAGCCGACCTCAACGACCTCACCTACGACCTCACCAAGTCGTTCAACAACTATGCAGCGCAAGAGGAGGGAGCTATACGAGGGTATGTGCAGATGCTCAAGTGGTATCGAGATCAGATGAACTCAACAGAGCGCCCGCTTGGACTCAAACTCAATGAGAAAACCCCTTGGACTATGGAGATACCGAACGTAGGAGATATATCTAACTTCTGCCTTCGTCTTGATATGCCTCTGTTACTCTCATTTGGCTCAGATCTCTATCAGGAGATGAACGAGATTACGGGTGAGCGCCTCAAGATGTACTCTAATAATTCGTCAGGACGAAACTACAACCTCGGAGATCCAGAGGGCACGAAGAGGATAAACGACTCGGCTAAGGCAAATAAGGAGTTTACGGACCAGCTAATTGAGGCACGCGTCCCATTCAGTCTGACTGCGACTAACTCCAGTGGAGAGAAGTTATACCTCATATATAATCAGTACAGCCAAACGGGTGAGCTGAGGTGGACGACAGGGCCAGCAGGATCAACTCGAAGTGTGCCATTCCTTTCCTATGGAGGGGATAAGAGCAAACTTAATTGGGGAGGAATAACGCACGCCCGCAGGAACATTGGCGACCAGCAGGGAGACGGGGTGTTTATTCCGCTTCCTCCACGAGGTTTCACACACTTAGAGTTAGAGGTGTTCAGCGTACCTACATTCTACAAGAAGAAGGGTGACAATATCGAACAGTTTACGGAATGGAAGCTGTGGAGCGTTCCAAGTGCAGTACTCGCACAAGCCCCCTCGATGTGGATCTCAGACTACCTCGGGCGTACGGGTGATGATATAGCCAAGAACAGACGGGAGCGGTTTACTTTCAGTGACTCTACGACTGAAAGCTTCGATGACGAACTGCACTTCTCGGCAGGCTATGGCATCCCCTCGGCTTCTCCATCTATCCTGCGATACCTTGGTGATGGGAAGAGCCTTGCTGAGGTGTTCGGTGCAAATAGAGTGGCTTCCGATGATTATCTCCTCTCGGCTTACCGCGCACGTTGCTTCGGTAGAGTCTACGGAGCTTTGCCCACCAGAGGGTATGCGCTCTCTGGTACGTTCGCTTGGTGTAAGTACCCACTGCACCGACTATACGCAGGCTTTGAGTGGATAGCTGTCAGTCGAGAGATTGATATAGTCCAAGGCACAGAACGAGGAACATACCACCAGCTACGCCCAAGGTATGAGGTCACCCCCCGTATGCTTCGCCCTGAACTTCTATCGGGAGAAAAGGATGTGAAGTACGTGGACTACGCAGGCTCGGCTTGGAAGATGATAAGAGACCACACGCCAAGGCGTGGTAGGTAACCAATAAGACCGCCCTCCCTTGCTTTTAAGGGGGGTGCGGTTTTATTTTATAAGAAGTTCCTCGGAATTCTAAATGAACTTTTCTGTGGTGCACCGCAGGACTGCGCTCCGTACCACCCAACACACTAATATACTACGATGAGATATGTCTACTAATATATCAACGCAAGAAGACCGACGAGTGTACCAGCGAATAACAACATGGATAGGCGTAGATGCAGCGGTAGAGGTGAGACGACTGCGCAAGCACTTCGGCTTCAAGAGCAACCACCAGCTGTTTAAGGCTTCTGTCTTTATGGCTATCCGCCTGCTCCAAGATGCAGAGCAGAGAGAGAAAGACCCTGACGATACCACCATTCAAGACGCATTCAAGGCTCTGACGGACTGGGAAGTTCCAGAGTTCGGACGCAGACGACGCAGAAAGAAGGACGGCCACAAGGAGACCGCTGTCCTGCTCGCTCTTTTCAATGGCCAAGTATCAAGTATGTCCAAGATGGAAATAGTTGGCGAGCAGGCCACGCCCTCGCACGCTGATGCTCCGAAGTGGTACGAGCGCTTCATCCGTCTGCACTATCAAGCACTCTACGATAAGTATGCAGACCGAGCCGAGCGCCTCACTGGTGACTCACTCGCTCCTCGTGACCTTCTTCACGAATCGCTCTTGCGCCTGCAGTGCCCTCCGTCGCAAATCACGAGCTACGAATCATACGAGCGTTGGGCGCTTGACAAGTTCAATGAATCACGAGCGACTCATCACAAGCGGGCGGACTTGGATCATCACGAGCCTCATCACACGAACTCTCATCACGAGGGCGGTGGCTGTACTCATCATCACGATGATGCCTGCGCCTGCCACCGCTCCGACCGATCCAGTTACACCCGCCACCCCCTCCAAGATGAAGAGGCACAGGACTAAGGAGTATACTATCTTGATCAACTCAAGGCGGTGGCGTCGTTTGCGGGCGGCCTACTTATCAGCCCACCCCGTTTGCGAGGATTGTGAGGAGAAGGGGCGTACAACGGTGGCTACAGAAGTCCACCATATACGCCCCGTTGAGAGCGTTGCAGGCCGCCCCGTGGATATGCAGGAGCTGGCGTTTAATCCCTGCAACCTTAGAGCGCTGTGTAAGGCCTGCCACATAGAGGCACATAGGGTACTACACTCTAATAGCTTGAGCTCGTCTAAGGAGCGCGCGCAGGCTGAATTGAGTGCCTTTGCGTCTGCCTACCTATCCGAGTGACCGCCTTTGCTGATTTGAATAGCCCGCCCGTTATGGTGCATCTCGTCCTATAGTGGTATAGCTATCTCATTAGGTGTATTGCCACCCTTTGGACTTTGGCGCTGGTGGTGGTCTACTTGCATATACATGCAGGTGGCCGCCTATTGCACGGGTATAGCTATCCCCGTGGTCGTAGCTCTTTGTTTGTCGTCAGTATGTCAAGGATCTATAAGGGGCATACCCCCGCTGTGACTATCCACCTCGTTAGAGCTGCATAGCCTACCACGCTGTATATATACGCTGGTGTGTGCCAGCTCTCACTACGTGCAAAAGTCGTTAGCACTGGTGCAGCCACGTGCCTGCGACTATGCCACACCCCTATATAGGGGTGCAAAAACGCCTGCTGTCACTATCGACCGCAGGCGTTTTTGTTGTCCTATCTTAGTAGTCGCTTAGTAGTGGTCGCACTAGGTCCGATCTTTTACGCTCGTCGTCGCTGAATTCGTCAGGATATCGATCCATAACGGATACTACGTGGTCGTTAAACCACTCCTTGCTGATTTCTCGAAACTCCTTGTTGCTGGTGTGTGCGAGTGTCCATTTAGCGTCACCGATCTCATACGCCTGAAATAGGTAGCTTGCTTGGTTACGATCTTGCAGGCGTTCATTGTCCACGGCTGTCGTTATATACTCATCGTTGTGCTCGTAGCTGGCACAACTCCAGCTACATTCCACGGCTGTACCATCTGTCGTCTCTATCGTGATGCTCCAGCGCTCTTTATATGGGGTGTCCTTGATATAGGTGTATAGCAGCTTTTCGAGCAGGCGTTTTGCGTCGTATATATCTACGACATCTACCTTATCGTATGCCACCAGCCCCCCGCTATATTTGGAAATGTAAAACTTAATCTCGTTGATGATTATGTTTCCTCGCTCGTCGACTTGTACACTGTTGTCGGTGGTTAGCGGCTCTTTGTGGCTGGCTACGTCCTCGTCAAAGTTACCACTAATTACCGACCATGCTTCATCGACCACACTGCTTATATCGTCTGGGGTCTTTTCAGTACCCGCCGTTAGGGCTCTTATAGTTAAGTCGTATAGGCTGTACTCGTCGCTGTCGTCACCGTATAGATCTCGTAGCTTTGCTGCCGCCTCGTTGGTATAGGTGATTTTTACGCCGTGGCAGCCGCCAAAGTCCTCTATTTGCACGTTATGTATAAGGTCGTCATTAATAACAGCGGTTAGCAGGTCTTTGATGCGTGCCACCTTGTATCTCTTGTACTCCTTGTTTAGTGCGTCGTAGATGTACTGCAAGCCTTCTTCTCGGACGTCGTGGGGTGATAGCCCGTTGCTTTCTGCGTACTGCTCGACCATGTAGGTGGCTATGTCGTCGATAGTGGACATGATGTGCGTTTCTGATAGTCTATACTCCTCGTATGCCTGGTACTCTTTGAGGTAGTACGATACTATCGACAGGTCTGTTTTTACCACGTTGTTAGTCTTCGTTTCCATCGTCTGGTATCTTTTTGTGGTTAGTTTAGCTTGCTTGTTCCAAGTGGAGCAGCATACTCCTCGAGGTCGGTGCTGACTCTCACATACTCCCATCCTGTGCCACAGTGTGGCACGAGTAGTACCCATAAGTCAAGGGCTGTGCAGTGTGCAAACATTAGGCCAAAGTGATCATTCAGCTGCTTGCAAGTGCTTTCGTTTAGTTGAGTTAGGTAGTACTGCATGATGTCAGGGTATTCACCCGTCTCCTCGTCGATGTCGTAGCCTATAGCTTCGTCTGATAGGAGACACTGGATGCCGTTCACGTTCTTTACTTGGATGAGTTCAGGGATGAAGCTCGTAGCGACGGCGTACGTTGAAGCGTATGCCTTTTGGTTGGTCTGAATAGTTTTCATACCTTTGCAGTGATATTAAAAAAATGGTAGCCCCGTCGTCCGTTGTGAAACGAGCGCGGGGCTTTTTGCGTTCGTTCCCGTTCAAAATGGTAGGGGCGTTTCCCTCTCATTTTGTACTACAAAGATAGGGCAAAAAATCGAAACCTCCAAATCTAAAACGCTATTTTCCAACATTTTAGCCACATTTTCCCGCCCTCCTCGCATTTTTTTTCGACGACCGAAAAATCACTTTCCGAGGAAGAGGGGGAGGCGATTTTTGTGGAAGGGAAGGCCCCCTGCATACCACCCCTCGCTCCCTTTTCTTTGCGCGAGTTCTCAAAGTGCTGTGGGGGTTGTGGCGTGGGCTAAAAAGATTTGGGGGGCAAAGTGGTGTCAAAATGTGATGTTTCGCTGGGTTTATGTAGTGCCCTCTACAAAATGACGCAAGAAGAAACCGCATGCTTCCTAAGAGATGGGCTAAAGGTCCTTCGCGCATACTCCCCAGCGTTTGAGCCGCTAATATCGGCCACAGCGCAGATGGCTGGTGTGTGCAGGGAGTCTTATGCTGTGCTGATGTCTGATGGCATAGTGGTCGAAGAGACCAGCCGTGAGGGCGATTCGCGCAAGCGAGCTAATCCTGCATGGTCCATCTTTATTGAAGCATCCAAGGAACTCCGCGCACAGCTTTCCGAGCTTCAGATGACCGTACGAACTGCGAAGTTCACAAGCGGTGACGAGGTGGACAAGCTCAACCACATACTCCAGAAGATATATGACGAAACAACTAAGTCAAAGCGAAGCGACAGCACTGAAAAGCGCGGTCGTAGAGCGGCTGCGAAGCGCTAAGATCCCATACCCACGCTTCAACAAGCTCGACAAGCGCCTATCGTCGTATATACGCGAGTGCATCAAGCATCCGAGCCTGCACAACGTGTATGAGCTTCTGTCTATTGAACGCTTCCTGCACAAGGTGGGCAAGTACGTACTTCGAGACGAGAAGGTGCGTCACTTCATCACGTTCTACGAAAATATCCGCCTACCGTCTGCCGAGGGTATGGTGTTCTTTGCACTTACCCCCGTGCAGGTCTTCCAGTTCACCAATATCTTTTGGTTCTACCACGAGGACGGAGAAAGGAGACTTGTCCGTGATGTCCTGCTTTTCGTGCCACGTAAGTTCAGCAAGACGACTTCCATTGCTACGCTCTCTGTGTATGACCTTCTCTATGGGGATGCTAATGCGGAGAGCTACGTAGGTAGTAATAGCTATCAGCAGTCGCAGGTGTGCTTCGGGGTGATCTCAAAGATCCTGCGCGCGCTTGATCCTCAGCTCAGACACTTCAAGATCAACCGTGAACAGGTGTTCAACCGAATGCCAGGGAAGATGTCTATTGCGCGCTGCCTGTCGTCTGCTGCAGACCGATTGGATGGTCTGAATGCTTCACTGGTGATCATCGACGAGTATGCACAGGCGGAGAGTGATGCGCTAAAGAGTGTCCTGACCTCGTCAATGGGTGCACGGAGAAATCCCCTTACGTTCGTGATCACTACCGCAAGCGACAAACTCGATACGCCATTTACGGAGATGCTGGATGCCTATAAGTCTATCCTCCGAGGCGAGGTGGAGAATGATAGCATCTTCGCACACATTTTTGAGCCAGATATAGACGACGAGGAGGGCGATCCAAATACGTGGCAAAAGGTTCAGCCTCACTTGGGCGTAACGGTGCGCCCCGAGTACTACGAAGCAGAGTACAAGAAGGCTCAGCTCACGGCAGGGGATATGAAGGCGTTCCGCAACAAGCTCCTCAATATATTCGCCCGAGACGAGCGCGAGATATGGATACCTCGTGAGACGATTGAGAAGGCGTTTATGCACGTGCCCATGGAGTCGCTTCGCAAGATGCGTGCGATGTGCGCTGTGGACTTGTCCGTCCGTGATGACTTTAGTGCGCTTACGTTCCTTGTCTACACGCCCAGTCGTGTACCAGAGGGGCGAACCAAGGTCTGCCCGTTCCACGCTATCACGCATTACTTCTTCCCAGAGGGAATGCTCGCCACACACGTAAACCGAGAGCTTTACAAGCGCTGGGCAGATGACGGCTATCTGACGCTCTGTAAGGGCGACAGCATCGACTACTCTCTCATCGTGGAGACCATCCTCCGACAACCTCTATCTACCCTCAAGATTGGCTACGACCCCTACAAGGCTCTCGAGTTCACCAACCTCTTGCGATCTACCCCTCAGGTCGGCAAGTCGTATTTGGAGGCTATACCGCAGACGAACGGATCGTTTAACACGGCTGTGATGTCGTTTGAGCTTGCTCTGTCTCAGGATAGCATCACGTTTGACCCTAATCCTATCACGGCATACTGCTTTGGCAACGCTGTGATAGACGAGGACCGCCTCGAAAACCGCAAGCCCGTCAAGGCGGTGGCTTCGGACAAGATTGACGGAGCTATCACGTGCTTAATGGGCTTTTGGCTGTTCAACCACTTCAAAACTATCGTATAAATGAGTATTTCTCAATTTTTCACTCGCTTCTTCAAGCGGTCGTACTACGCTGGTGGCGATAAGTGCGCATCTGGCGGAAGCGTGCAGGAGTTCGTAAATCGATTCAACGGAGCGTCAGTGTCTACCCCGGACATAGCAATGACCATTGCAAGCGTGTACCGATGTGTGGATATTCTCTCTGGGACTATCGCATCGCTCGAGCTACAGCACCTAAAGCGCTCGGGGAGTATCTTCCAGTATGCTGGGAACACGCAGCTAAATACCCTCTTTGCGGGACAGGCGAATAGCAGGCAGAACTTCTTCGTTCTGCTCAAGAATATAGTTGCTCGCTTGCTCCTCTCGGGGAATGCTTATATCTACCCTCGATATTCCACTCGAGGCGAGTTGCTGGATATTATCCTGCTTGGGGATGGCGCAGTGTTTTACGACAAGCATAGCAATACCTACAGCGTCTCGGACGATGTGTGGAATATCAACGGTGTGTTCACTGCTGACGAGATTATCCACCTAAAGAACAACAGTCTCGATGGTGGCTATACTGGCGTTTCCACCATTACGTACGCTTCGAGTTCTATGTCACTTAGCGCCAATGCAGATAAACAGACGAATGAAGGACTGCTATCAGGCAACCAAAAGAGCGGTTTCCTCGTGGGTGGAAATGAACTGCAAGGGATTGGCGCACTTGACTCTGATGTGGCAGATAAAGTGGTAGACCGAGTGAATAACGAGATTGCACAGGGGCGCAGAATTGTCCGCTTGTCGGGGTCTATGCAATTCATAGACTCCTCTATTAGCAATGCCGATGCAGAGCTACTTGAGGTGCGCAAGTACTCCGTTCTGGATATATGTCGCTTCTTCGGGGTGCATCCCTATATGGTGTTCGCAGACCAAAGTACCAACTACAAGGAGGCGGAGAACTCGCAGATTAACTTCCTCAACCAGACGCTCCAGCCCCTTATCATGCAAATTCAACAAGAGTTCTCTGTGAAGCTCCTTCCAAGATCAAGGCGAGCATCCGAGCGCATCCGCTTTGACCTCTCCCGACTATTCGCCACCGACCTGCGCACACGTGCGGAGTATGTAAAGAGCAGTGTGGAGGCTGGTGTGATGACTCCCAATGAGGGGCGCATATTCGAGAATAGAGAGCCTATTGACGGAGGCGACCAGCTATTTATCACGTGCAACGTAGCTCCAATTACCTCTCGTCCGAGCATTGATGAGCTGCACCCAGATGGAGACCCTTCCAAAAGTGCAGGGGAATAGCGAAAAGTGGTGTCAAAATACGCCTTATAACTACGTTATATAAAGCCTATACGGATATGACTGAAAATAAAATACACGAGATCAGAAGTAGCCTAAGCCCACTTGCTGTACCGTCACTTCATAGTGATGAAGGTAGAGCTATCAAGGGGCTTGCCATCGTGTACGAGGAAGAGAGTGAGGTCTTATACGACTGGTGGGATGACAGAGCTTTCCGTGAGATCATCCATAAGGGTGCTGTGACGGAAGAGCTGCTGAGTTCCTCAGATGTTCTTGCTCTTTACGAGCATAACAGGTCAAACCTGCTCGCACGAAGCACCAAGGGAGTCGGAAGTCTGCAACTCACCATTACAGATCGTGGTCTGGAGTATCGATTTGAAGCTCCAAATACGCAGTTGGGTAACGACACGCTGGAGCTTCTCCGCAGAGGCGATCTGAGAGGCTCATCCTTCCTCTTCGGGGTAGAAAAGGGTGACACCCGATGGGAGGAGCTAAGCGACGGCACGTGGCTTCGCCATATCGATCATATCTCCTACCTGGGTGATGTGTCTGTTGTGAGCACTCCTGCATACCCTGCAACAACAGCATCAGCTGAGCGCTCTATGAGGGCTCTCAACGAGGAACGAGGACTACCCGAGCCAACCGTAGAGCCAGCTACCGCACAAGTACAAGAAGAAACGCCCCCCGAGGGAGCTCCCGAGCCAGTTGCTCGTACGCCATTGGCAGAGCGCGCTCTTCGCTGGGCTGAAATAACAAAGTCCAACCTTTAACCATTTAACCAATTAACTATGACAAAGGAACAAGAACAGCTGCACGAATTGCACGTGCGATTCAAGGAGCTGCAGGGTAAGCGCCACGCTGGTGCGCTGACCGAAGATGAAGAGCGCGAGCTTGTCCGAGTTAGCGAAGACCTGCAGGAGCGAAGCATCAACGCAGCCGCTTCCAAGGCACTCGAGCCCGACACGGCTGGCGAGCAGGTGGAAGCCGCTAAGCGTTTTATTGAAGGCGCGGCTCGATCCATTGCAACTCGAATGGATGTACCCCTTGAAGAGCGTGCCGCTACGATGACCACGAACGTAGCGAATGCACAGCCTACGGTTATCCAAGATGTCGTACAGCCACTCGAGGCAGAGCTTATCCATACCAAGGTAGGTCTCAAAATGCAGTCGGGTGTAGTTGGTCAGCCCGTATGGCCAGTGCTTGCTGGCGTTACGGCAACCGTCGCAGGGGAAAACGTCGCTCTTACCGACCAGAGTCTCAGCCTCGACAAGATTAACGCTATCTCAACGCGTGTCGGTGTGTATGTGCCAGTGACCTCGCAGGCCATCACGGCAACCAACCTCAACCTCCGAGCTATCACGCTTGAGCGACTTGGTCAGGCTGTTGGTGCTGCTATCAACACGGCTCTGTTCGCTAAGATCGCTCCTTCTGGTCCTAACAATGGTATCGGCTCTATCCTCGCTGCGCCTTACGCTGCGCCTATAGCTGGCACATGGAGTAACACGGTAGCTCCAACCATCAAGGAGGTTGTCGCTATCGAGGCTGAGGTTCTCGGCAAGAATGTCAAGGTAGACGGCAGTGCCGCTTACTTCGTGCATCCCAAGACCTACTGCCTGCTCAAGTCTACGCCAGTAGAAAAGGGCAATCCCCAGATGATTCTTGAGAATGGTCACATGAACGGCTATCCCGTAGTGTCTACTACGTTCATGCCCGAGGACGCTATTCTCTTCGGTGTACTGTCTTATGCTGTCCTTGCTCACCACGGCAATGGCGATCGCCTCTATGCCCAGTACAACGGCATCAATGACCGCATCGACTTCACTCTTAACGGTGACTACTCTCTCACGGTCCTCCGTGCAGAAGCGTTCGCCTGCTTGAAGCGTAAAGCGTAAGTAAGCTATGCCCACATATATCTCTCTCGAGGAGGCAAAGAAGCATCTGAACGTAGACCACGAAGAGGATGACGACTTCATTATTGAGCTAATTGACACTGCCGAGGACTATCTCTCTGGGCTTCTCTGCCGTCCGCTGGTCGAGGTGGAGCAGGCCTCGGGCGACTTGCCTCCAGCACTTCGGCACGCTCTCCGAATGATAGTCGCACGCTTCTATGCTGACCGAGAGGGGTATCGTGTCGGGCGAGTGACGGAGCTTGCTTTTTCGCTTGGCTCACTCATAGGTAGATACCGATTAGAGCGATGAACGCAGGAGCATTCACACACCGACTGGTGTTCCTCAAGGCTGTAAAGACGCAGAGTGCGTCGGGTGCGGTAAAGGAGGAGCTGGTAGAGAGTTTCCACTCTCGTGCCTACCTCCGAACGCTTCGCCCGACCTACGATAAAGACGGCTTGCAGGCCCGTGAGGTTGTCGATACCTCGGCTGTGGTGTTCGTTGTTCGTGCTGATAAGCGTCTATCTGCCGCTGGGTGGCTTCGCTTCAATGGCGCACTCTATCGCATCGTACTGCTCCAGCCTATGCTTGACAGAACGGTGCAGGTCACAGCTCGCTTTGTAGATGAATAGAGTATGCCTGATGTAGTTTCTCTCAACGGATTTCCCGAGGTGGAAGCCTTTATCGGAAGGCTCAAGGATGCTCCAAGTCCAGAGAGTCTGCGTGAACCATTCTTCCGTGCTGCGGAGGTGTACCAGCAGGATGTTCGCACGACCCTGCCACCTCTATACAAGCAGCCGAATAGGAATGGGCACGTACCGAGAGGCAACCTCATCAGAGGCCTTCGTAGGCGTATGCCACGCAGAGGAAGAGGCGGACGGGTGTCTGTGTCGGTAGGTTTCCTCTATGTCAATGGAGCGACGGCGATGGGTCAGGAGTCTCAAGCTGCTAACCATGCCCACCTCATTGACAAGGGTACGGCTGACAGATACACACGGAGCGGGAAGTTCAGAGGTAGGGTGCAGCCCACCCTCTTTTGGACGCACGCGAAGCAGAGAAGCACGCCACGCGCACAGCGAATACTCCTTGCAGGAGTCACGAAAGTCTTAACCAACGTATGAGTATCTATCTCGACAACAACAGAAAATGGCACACCGCCCAGTTGGTGCGTAGCAAGCTCCTTGCGTGTGAGGAGTTGCGTGAGCTGGTAGGGGGTAAAATCTTCCCCGTGATAGCTCCCGAAGAAACCGCTGGCGACTACATAATCGTATATCGCAGCGCCTATGGTCGTGACCGCGACAAGTCAGGCGACACGCACAGCGAGGCTTATGTAACCGTGCTCTGCTTCTCCGATGATTACGACGGGTCTATTGAGCTTGTGAAGCTGGTGGATGCCGTCCTCGATGGAGGGCGTAATGATGAGGTCGGGAAGACGATGGGATGGAGCGAAACACGTGCTACGCTCGACGAATCCGAAGAGGGATACTCTGATGGTAAGTTCTTCCAGTCACTTACGTTCGAAATATCATAACCAAAACCAATAACTAAATAGCAGTTCTTATGGCAACTCAAACACCTCCCAACCCCAAATACAATAAGAACGTGGACCTCGTCAGAGGCGAGTCGACCAGCATGTTCATTGCTGGTCTGTTCGTTCCCTATGTGAAGAAGGATGATTTCAAGTTCGCACCGCAGACTATCGAAATCTCCAGTAAGATGTCGGGCAAGAGTCCTGATAAGCTCGGAGGCCGAAATGAATGGTCCGCCTCTATCGAAGCGTACGTGTCGAACTCAGCGGGGCATCTGTCCTACAACGCTCTTGAAAACCTTGCCGCATCGGGTAAGGCTGTCACATTCGAGATTTGCGAGGTGACCATCGCAGAGGATTCTGCAGGCCTCCGTACTGTGACTAAGGGCGCAGTTCTCCGTAAGGGTATGGTCACTATCTCCGACCTTAGCAAGAACAGCACGGGCGGTGAGTACGAAACCTTCACCTGCACGCTGAACGGCTCTGGTCCTCTCAAGGATAAGGCGGATAAGGAAATCGGCAGCACCGAAGCGATTACCGCCGCAGGGATTACGCTCTAATGGACAGCGTGCCATTCCCACTGACACTCCGCGCGGTACTTCTTTTCGAGAAGCTCTCCGCGCGGAGTTTCTCTACACTGAATATCCAAGATGGTGAGCAGATACCCCTTCTCATCTACTGCTTGCAGAGGTGCGAAGAGGGCGGTAGTAAGATGCCTTTCGATGCGTGGGTGTCTGTCTTGGATAGCGTAGAGGTATCGTCGCATCTATATGGGCGACTGGAGCGCACTCTTGAGGAGCTTACTCCTTTCACGGCATCAATCTCGGATGACGCAGGCGGTGGTGAGCCCAGTGACGACGAAGATGACGGACCCGACTTCACGACTATCGCCAATATGATAATCGTGGACGGAGGTATTGATGCAGGGTATGTTATGGACAGAATGGAGTTGTGGGAGATACCCGCCATTCTGGACGCCATACAGAAGCGCAAGCAGGAGGGGTTCGAGTACAAGCGTCTATTCACTTGGATGTCGATGCTCCCGCACCTCGCACAAGACTCCGTATGCTCCCCAGAGAAGCTCCTGCCGTTCCCGTGGGAGACTGAGAGCGAGGATGTAGGTCAGGCAATCTTTGACCAGCTCAAGAATGCGAAAATCGTAGTCGCAGATAAGTAATACACACATTCAGCCTACCAGCCTATGGCTAATAATCTTTCTTTTTCCGTCCGATTAGAGCTGCTTGCGGATAAGTTCAAGCAGCGAGCGGATGAAGCCGTCGCTTCACTCCGTGGCATCCAGTTCCAAGCCCTTGCAATGGTTGGTGCGTTGGGCGCAGGCGTTACCTCTATCAGTAGCTTTATCTCCTCTCTTGTCAATACGGCTCGAGAGGTAGGCCGTGCGCGCGTAGTACTGCGCAATATCAGCACGGATGCTCGTGAGTACTCTCGTAGCTTGAAATATCTTGCTGAGCTTACGGATAAGTACGGTACAGACCTCATCGGAACTACCGAGGCGTTCGCTAAGTTCAAGGCATCTGCAGCGGCTGTAGGTGTGTCTATCGCAGAGCAGGAGCGAATATTCTCTAATGTAGGCAAAGCAATCGCTTCATTTGGGATTTCTGGGAGCGAGGCATCATTGACTCTCCTTGGTATAACCCAAATGATGTCAAAGGGGAAGGTATCCAGTGAAGAACTCCGCAGACAGCTTGGTGAGCGTATGCCAGTAGCTATGCAGGCCATGGCGAAAGCCGCAGGCGTGTCAATGTCAAAGCTGGATAAACTCCTCAAAGAGGGGAAGCTGTATAGCGCTGAGATCATGGGTAAGTTCTCCGATGAGCTGGCGAAGCTCTCTGGGGACACAAGCACCGACAACCTCGAGAGTTCTCTTGGCCGTCTCAAAAACTCCTTCACCAATCTTGCAGACTCCCTGCGAGTGTACGATAACTTCAAGGCTCTTGTCGAGAAGGTAAAGGATCTGCTGGACTACCTGCGCACACACCTCTCCAACTTGTACATTTGGGCGGGTGGCTTGCTCGGTGCGCGTTTGTGGGGAAAGTTCTCTGCAACGTGGAGCCAAGCGGGGGCAGTTATCAAGGCATCGCAGGCGCAGGCCATAGCTGACGAGGCGGCCGCCAAGGAGTCAGCGAAGCGGGCTAAGCTGGAAGCGCAGAAGGCCCTCGCAGAAGCCCAGCAACAGCTCCAGCGTGCAGAGGCTGCTGTGCAGTCGGCTGGCTCTATAACAGAGAAGGAGCAGAGACGACTGGAGGTAGCCAAATACACTGGCGATGTGCGCTTCCAAAAGGCGGTAGACAACTTTTCCAATGCACAGACGGAGAAGCGCACCCTGCTGAACGAGCATCAGGCTCTACTCCGTGGTCTGCAGAGAAGTGAAGAGGAGGCAGCGCAGAGAGTTGCCAATGCTAAGCTCGCACTCCAACGTGCCAATGATGAGGCAGCCTCTAAGATTATCGCCAAGCAGGAGCAGATAGAGCGAGCCAAGGATGAGCGAGTGGCCGCTGCAAAGCGTGCGCTGGATGCAGCCACAGCACCAAAGGATATAAAGGCGGCTACTTCTGCCCTGAATAAGGCCGACCGATATACCTCCGAGGAACAGAAGGCTATCCGTGACCTGCAGAGAGAGCAGGCTGCGATAGTCTCTAAGAGCCAGCGGGAGTACGACAAGGCTATTGCGGACCAGTCACGCCTGCAACTTGCGAATATCACGAAGCGAGAGCGTGAAGAAGCGCGCTTAGCTGGGAAGCTGGAGCAGAACGCCCGTGCGCTCGCCGCCACTGGTGACGCACTGAACAAGGCTAACCACAACAGACGCGAACTCCTCGCAGAAGCCCGCGCGAAGAATGAGGAAGCGCGCATCAAGCGCCTTGCCGCTCTGCAGGCCTCTGCAGATAAGGCTCACTACAATATCGGAGGGAGAGCTATCAACCTCCCCTCGTCGTCTGCATCGGTTGCTGGTGTGCTGAACACTCAGCGAGCTATCAGTAATGCAGGCAACCTCTCGTTTCGTCCTGCAAGCGAGATTATCGCAGAGCAAACCAAGGCGGCATCCGCCACGGTGTCACTATGGGCAAGAGCTACCACCACGGTAAGACTTGCATGGGCTTCCACGCTGGCGACTATCCGTGGGCTTATGGCCACGATTGCGCCTATGGCGATTATCGCTGGCATCACGGCTATCGTGACTGCTCTTGCGGATTGGTATCGTAAACAGAAGGAGATTAACGGACTGCAGAACGAGTATCTCGCCAAGCAGAGGGAAATCAAGTCCACCCGAAGCGATGAGGAGGTGCAGATTTTACGCCTATTTAATCTCTACAAGAGCTTAGACGGGAAGCTCGAGGAGCAGAAGACGGTACAGCACCAATTAGAGAAGTCCCTTGGCTTACAGGAGGGCTCGCTCGACCGAATTGCAGGGAAGTACGACCGAATCAGGGATGTCGTAAGCAAGATACTCAAGCTAAAGGAGATCGATAGACAGATTGACTTCTATAGCGAAACCCTCAAAGAGTCGAGGAAACCCCTCCAGGCCATATATTCTGAATACCTCAAAAAGGGAGGGAAACCTATCTCCGCTGATAGGCTGGATGGTTTTGGCGATGTTCTATCAAAGTATGCTTCTCTCACACCATCAGAGATAACTTCATACTCAAAAAGAACGTATGACCGAGTTGGTAGAGATCATCTAAAGTCTATCGACCATTTCAGTAGCTATTTGAATACAATAGCCAAGGAGAAAACTGGTGAATGGCTGACAAAGGGTTTGTACGATCTTGCTTCCGCCACCTCAAAGGGTGACCTCCGTGAGGCTGGGCTTAATATGCTTGTTGCCTCGGACTCTAAGGCTAAGCTGGACGAGCTTCAAGTCAAGCGCATCAAGATAGAGGAAGAAGCCAATGGCGAGGTAAAGTCTATCGGAGGGAGCTTCGCTGGTGGAGGTGGCGTGTCAAGCTCATCAGACGATGACTCAAAGAAGAGCAAGAAGAAGAGCGAACTGCAGCGCACAAGAGAGGCGGCCGCCAAGGAACTCAATGAACTGCACAACCGGCGTGCAGCAGGCATTATCTCCGAAGAGGAGTATCGCCTTGCACTTGACAAGGTTGCCACTCAGTATCGGGAGAAGCTCGCATCACTCCTTGGGGAGAAGGCTCTCAACGACCAGCAGTATCAGAGCCTGCAGACGCACCTGCTTGTAGAAAGGGAGGTAATTGAGGAGAAGGCGAGAAGTGCAGCAGAACTAAAACTGATCACAGCGCAGGTTAAATACGGTCTTGCTACGGAGGATGATCTGCGCAGAGCTAAGGCGGAGCGTGCGAAGGCCGAGCTGAACGCCCTTATCAAAAAGAACGGAGAGCTTGATGTAGACGACAAGTATGTCAAGGCTAAGATGAGCGAGATAGACGCTGTCTCCGATATTGCAAGCCTACAACGCAACTACGCTGACGAAGCGAAGAAGCTGGAGAAAGCACGAGAGGAGGGTAGGCTCAAGGAGAATGAGTACGCAGAAGCTCTCGCTAAGCTCATATCATCTACACGTGAGCGAGCCAATCAGACTGCCACGACCACCGAGGGGCAGGAGAACCTCAAAAAGGAACTGGGCGAAAAGCTCTCAAGCGACCTCTCCTCTATCGCTAAGGCTGCCACTCCAGTCAAGGGTGTACGAGATACGAGCTACGACTACAAAAAGGACGAAGCTACGAAGCTCGGAGAGGAGAAGCAGCTTATGGAGGACTACGTTCGCCAGTTGCAGGAGGCTGAAAAGGCTGGGCTGGATGTTGCGGAGGCTCTCAAGCAGGCGCAGAAGGAGACCAAGACACTCGACCAAGCTATCAAGGTGGCGACTATTCAGTCTGACCTCAAGAAGTACCGAGAAGCGGTCAAAGATCAATCGTTTTCGGGCTTGAAGTCCGTTGCACAGAGCGCGCGCCACCTCAAGAGCGCATTCAGTGAGTTGCAGAAGGCGTTCGACCCCGATGCGCAGGCCTCTGCGTGGGAACGCTTCTTTGCGGTGTTTGACTCTGCGACGCAGGGTATCGACACTATCCTCTCTCTTGTGAAGATGATAGAGGGGCTTACGCAGGCTCGCCAAGTTGCGGCTGCTGCAGAAAAGGCTTTGATGCAGGAGCAGATGGTGATGAGGACAATGGTGACTGCAACCGAAGCCTCGTCTACAACTACGGAAGTCGGTCTGACTACGACCAGAATAGCGTCTACGCAGGCAGAGACCTCTGCTGACACTGTTGGGGCGGCTGCTAAGGCAGCTAAGGCTCACGCAGGCATCCCGTTTATCGGTGTGGCTCTCGCTGCGGTAGCCGTGGGTGGTCTGATAGCCCTAATCTCATCTTCGGCAAAGAAGATACCGAAGTTCGCCAATGGTGGTATCGTGCCAGGCGGTGATGGCTCGGGCGACCGAGTCCTCGCTCGAGTCAATCCTGGCGAATTGATACTTAACAAGGCACAGCAAGGGCGACTCGCAAATCACTTGACCTCCGCAGCATCTATCCGTGTGGAGGTAGAGGGTAAGATCCGCGCTAAGGATATTCTGCAGCTAAGTAGTGTAGCTGCTCGACATAAAACACGATAACCAACCAAAACCAAAGACTATGAGTTTTATTGACTTCTTCGACCCTGACGCCTTCTCCAAGACGGAGATAACGCACGCAGCGGTAATCGGTATCTTCTGCTATGTGAGTGTGACTATCGCCCGCTTCCTTGACCTCGCTTCTGCGCTTCTGCGAGACAAACGATTTGACGAAAAGCAGGCTCGCATCATCGTAAGCGAGGGTAAGCTGGAGGGAGACCCAAAGAAGCTCGCAAAGAAGTTCGGTAACGGAGCGTCAAGCAAGGGGTACGCTTCATTCGTCATCAGACTTGTGATGTACTACTTCTGTGTGGCTCTTGCAGGCATTGTCGATGGGATTCTGCTTATGTCTGATGCGTGGTCATACGCTCACCTGCACGAGCTTCCATACATATCAATGTTGGTGACGCTACTTATCGTACATACGGAGTTCACGAGTATTTGGGAGAATAGTCCTAAAAACGTCACGCAGAGCATGGAGAAGAGTATGCGACGCTTCGTGAAGGGGGCTAATGCAATACGCAACAAGGATGTCGAAGAGATCCGAGAGATCTTTGTCGAGCGAGTAAAGAGAGAAGAAGGAGAAGAATAATACCGAAACGACTATGAGCAAGTATTTCACCCTCGAGGAGCTGACACGAAGCCAAACGGCCGTGCGCCTCGGAAAAGACAACACGCCCAACGCCACGCAGAAGCGAGACCTCCTGCGACTGATGGACTACCTCGACGGCATCCGTGAGGAGTTCGGAGAGCCTATCAAGGTGACCTCTGGCTTCCGAAGCTGGAACGTTAATAAGTCCGTCGGAGGCGTAAAGAACAGCCAGCACCTCGCAGGGCAGGCCGCTGACATTGTGCCAGCGAAGAGCCCAGAGCGACTGCGGGAACTGTTCGACCTCATCCGCAAGCGTGGAGGCTACCAGCAGGTCATCTACGAGCGCAAGGGGCAGAGCGTGTGGGTACACGTAGCTATTCCCCCGCTCGGCGAAATGCCGAAGCAGGAAGCGATGACGACGAATGACGGCAAGAACTTCAACCGACTGAAGTAACTAACACAGCAGGGCGGGCGGTAATGGGGTGTCCTCCCGTCCTGCATCTAACCACCCCGACCAAAACATAACTATATGCGACCATTTGGAAGTAAGAGCGACGGCAAGACGCTCCAGCTGGTGCAACGTGGCACGGACAAGCGTATCCCCGTGGAGCTGGTCAAACAGCCTACGGGAGAAGTCCTTGACCCTGCGGAGCTGGAGGAGCTGAGCGTAAAGGTGGCGAGCGAGAGCGAAGCTGGGTGTGCTTCCGTACCGCACTCCGTAGAAGACGGCAAGCTGGTGGTGGAGGTCACGGCAGAGGTGACACGACAGCTGGGGCTGGGTGTGTACACGCTGACCGCTACGGGGCGCATCCCCGACCCAGCCTATGCCGACGGATACCACGACTACGAGATAGTAGTAGACCTCTGTAAGGTGACGAAGTACGGTAGCAACGAGACGCCCATCAAAGTACAGGCTAACGTGCTGGCGGGTCTGAAAGGCAAAGACGGTCTGAATAACTATCAGCTCGCTGTGAAGCACGGCTACCAAGGTACAGAGGAGCAGTTCGCCAAGGACATCATCCCTAAGTCGAACTACGAACGCGCCAAGGAGCTTCAAGGCTTCCAGGGTACGGAGGTAGATTATCTCGTCAGCCTTCAGGGTGCGCCTGGGAAAGACCTTTATCAGGCAGCTGTCGAGCGTGGCTACAATGGCTCCTTTGAGGACTTCCTCGAGAAGCAAAAGGGAGCGCCTGGTGCCCCAGGGAAAAGTAACTACGAGTTAGCTCAAGAAGACGGCTTCACGGGGACGCTCACGGAGTACCTCATAAGCCGCAAGGGCGAGAAGGGCGATGACGCCTATCAAGTCTACCTGCAAGAGACAGACGACAATCCGAAGCTATCAAGGAAGGAGTGGGCAGATGCTATCGGGTCGTTTGCATCACTAATCAAGGCAGTAGTATATGGAACAGAAGAGCAGTAAGCAACGAGCCGAGGAGGCGGTGCTCGACCTCAAGGGCAAGCTCCGACAGCTCAACAAGACGCTCGCAAGCAAGGGCGCTACGATAGATGAGAATGCCCCGCTGGTAGACACGATTAAGGCGGTGGAGGGGATGAAGGAGCAGGCTGTAACAATGTCCATCTTTAAACGCCAGCAATTTTTGGGATATGTTGATGAGTCGCTTCCTCCGCTGAGGATTTCAGAAGGATACAAGCCAGCACTCATTGATTATTGCTTCGCCCAAAACAGGGCGTTGAAAAGTCTCCCGAGCATTGAGAATATTGGTGTGGCGGTCAATCTGTCGTCGTTCGCGTCTTCGTGCGGATCTCTCACAGAGGTATCGCTGGGAGCACTCACAAATGCGACCGACATATCAAGTGCATTCTCAGGTTGCTATTCCCTGACGAGTGTAGCCATCGGAGCGGCGCCAAAGGTGACCTATGTATCGAGTTTATTCTTTGGGTGCGCCAGCCTCAAAGATGTATCAATAGATCTTTCGGGTGGTCAGCTGACTAATTTCACCCACGTATTCTTCAACTGTTCAAGTCTCCGTAGAGTTACTGGGACTATCGACTTGTCAAGTGCCAATTCGGCTGACGCTGCATTTCATGGATGCTCGTTGCTCGAGGAGGTGCGAATCAAGGGGATAAAGGTAGACTTCGATCTATCCGCCTGCGCTAACCTCTCCGTAGAGAGTGTGAAGTACCTCGTGGACAACGCACAGAGCGTAACGGGCAAGTCTATCACGCTTGCGAGAGCTTGGCAGACGGCGCACCAAGACGAGGCGCGAGAGTATGCACAGAAAGCCACCGCCAAGGGCTTCGCACTAACATTCAGATAACAGAATAACTATGGAGATTATTGAACTGAAAGAGGTCGGGGGCTACCTGTACGTTAATGCCGAGCATAGCATCGTAGTCAGCTTCGGCTACTGCCCAAAGGATGACGCCCATCTGTGGGTGCTCACGCCAGAGGATGAGGCACTCGCCTTAGAGGCTCAGTGGCAGGCTGAGGACGAGGCTAAAGCCAAGGCGGAAGCTGAGGCTGGCGAGGCTCATCCCTAAAAATAATTGCGCCCCGCCAGTCGGCAGGGCGCGTGAGAGGAAGGGGCTGGATAGGATTTATAATGACGAAATCTGAAAGCCAATCTCCAGCCCCAGCACTCTCTCCTACAAAGGTAGCAAGCTGTGGCTGCCTATCAAAGACTTTACACAGATTTACGATGAAAACAAATAGATTAGAGTGGTGGGAGACGCTCATCGTTATTGTAGCCGTGGCACTGCTGGGCTACTTCCTGACCTCCTGCTCGCCGAAGGTTAGGGTCGTCCCCGTAGAGCGCACCCGCACAGAGTGGCGTGACCGCTGGCGGTTGGATAGTGTGTATATCCACGATAGCATCTACCTCACCGAGAAGCAGGCGGGCGATACCATCTACAAGGTCAAAGAGGTGTACCGCTGGCGTGACCGCTGGCGGGTGGACACAATTAATACGGGGCGTATAGACAGCATCCGCATCACCGAGGTTGTCGAAGTGCCAGCGAAGCTCACAGCGTGGCAGGTGTGGCGACTCAAAGCCTTTGCGCCCCTGCTGGCTATTGCGCTGGCTTTGGGTGCGTGGGTATCTCGCAGGTTGTGGCTACCGCTACTGCGTGGTCTGTAATTGTCCAAGGTCTGTCCAAACGATAGCCCAAAATGTGGCTATTGGCGGGCGGTGAAATTCACTATGTCGCTGTGTATTCGTGCGTTGCAAATGTCCAAGCACTGAGAGGATGAACGCTTTAGCGTGGCATCATTTTCGTGACCTCACGAAAATGGTCTGCGTGCGTTTGGTGGTATCAAAACTTTGCCTACCTTTGCAGTGTAGATGAGTGCACGCTTCTACGTGTCCACCCTTCGGGGTGCTGAATTTGAACGAGCTTATGCTCACAGATGTACGTGATTATTTGCGTAATCTCGCAACGTCTAACAAGGGCGGGGAGGTGTAAACTTCCTCGCCCTCTTCTTTGGAGTTCTGTATAAAAGCGTCCGTGAAAGCGTCCGCTGTAAATAGAAGCCCCTCTGTAAATCACTGATTCACAGAGGGGCTTTCGATATGATTGTACCCCCGAGCAGGATACGCTGATTATCTGATAAATGTAGGCGTAAGTGTGCAAGCCGTTACTATATACGTGATCTACCTGCCTCACCCGCACATTTAAGAGCAATTAAAGTTCATTAGATGATGCCTATTTCCGTCCGCTAAGCGTCCGTTGTGAGGATAGCAGCGGACGGTTGAACTTTTCCATCTCCTGTGCCTTGAGGGTATCTGCGATTGCGATGTATGGGCGCATCGTTGCCTCGGTCTTGTGGCCCGTGTATTTGCGGATGACCTCGGAAGGGATGCCGAGGGTGAGAGCCTGCACAACAAAGGTATGTCGTCCTATGTGCGAGGTCACTACCTCGTACTTCGGAAGCGCCTCCTCGATGCGCTGGCGCCCAGAGTATCGTAGTCGGGTGATGGGCGCATCTATGCCCGCCTGCTTGCACACGCTTTTGATCGCTCGGTTTAGGCGTTGCTCTGCCATTGCTGGTAGCGGCTTCTCATCACCTTTATACTTATTAAGGATAGCGCGTGCGTGGTCGTTTATGTCCACCTCGATGAGCTGGTCCGTCTTCTGAGCGTAGTATCGTATGCTCCTCTCTGTGATGTTGTCGTGGGTGAGCTTCTTCAAGTCCGAGTACCGCAGGCCAGTGAAGCAAAGGAAACAGAATAGGTCGCGGGCTATTTTCTCTGAGTGCAGGCGTAGCTCTACCTCCATAAGTCGGCTCAATTCCGCCCACGTGAGATATACCTCGGCTCGGTTGCTATCGATGCCCTTTAGACGCACCTCGAAGAAGCGTCGATAAGCCTTTTCGTACAGACCCTGCCCTTGTGCCCAATAGAGAGCGCTCTTGAGGATGCGGAGGGTCTTGTCTACTGAGCCATTGAGAAGCCCACGCTTCGCTGTTAGGTGCGTGATGAAGTCTGCCACCCACTTCTCGTTAATGTCCTCCAGTGTAGCCGCCTGCGAGTAGTCTGCTATGTGCATACGTGCGGTGCGTATGTTAGCCAGGTGACGTTCGCTCCAACTTCGTCTACCGCTCTCAGCTTCGACAAATAGGTCTATGAGTGCTACTAACTTACGCTTGTCCTCTGGGCTCGCCTTTGCTGGGGCTTCTTTGGTTGTTCCTAGTGCCTCACCGAGGTACTCGTTATACTTTGCCTTTAGCTCCTCGGGAGTGGGCAGGCGCTCTTCCTTCTCGAAGTAGTTAAATGCACTCTCGATAGCTTCCTCCGTGTACTGCAGTGCGCGGTTTATCATAGCAGCTGGTGTGCGTCTATCTCCGTGCGTCGTGTTCTTCATGCACCGCTCCGACTCGGCACTCCACTTGTCTGGCTCGACGCGGTAGCCTACATACACACTGGTGATATAGCCACTGCCACCTCCATAGCGAATGCGGTAGCGGACTTGTAGAGCCTTCCAGCCTTTCTGCTTGTCGAGGAGGAAGTGACAGGTGCGGCGTATGGGTAGCATGTTGTATTGAGTTGTATTGTAAAACCATTTCGTTGGCTTCAACGAAATGGTTTTGAGTTGTTGCAGATTATGCAACAACTGTGTTCGATATGATGGGGTTGCTATTCTATAGGTCGGTTCTCTCTATTTCTTGAGCTTTCTTGTGCAGGGCTCTGTCTAAATAGAAAAGTAGAGCATACTTGAAATCACCTCCGTATGCACTATCATTCTTGTAGGATAGTATAACTGCAGACTTATCATCACTGAACTCTCCATAATACGCATCTGATGTGTCACCATGCATATGTCGCCAATCTTCATACTTGTTTGACAAGCTGGACTTTAGTCGATTCGCTTCGTCTTTGTCGTCTATCAGAAATGTAACCATATAAAGGACTCCGTCAACGGTTCTTAGCATAATGCCATTTCTGGTTTTACCGAAAAACGATATGTCACTTGCTAAGATCTCCTGAACTCTTGCTCCTTCTATCCCGTCTTCTATTTTCCCGATTGTCCCGTTTTGCTCTTGGATCACCTTCTTTATCTGTTCGATTGTAGACTCTCCCAGCGTGCATCCTATGATAGTTCGTGTTACTATCTCTTTAGGCTTAGGCTTTGATTTGCTTTGAGCGAATCCTGCGGTAGAGGTTAGGATAATGAGCAGTAGTGCTGCGAATGTTGAGTATAGATGCTTCATAGGTCTGTTGTTTTTGTATTGTCTGTATGAGTTTTAGAATCTGCGCTTGATAAGCTCCTCTACATAGAAGATGCCCTGCACATCATCGAGCTTCACTGAATAGTCCTTGTATTGGCTATTGAGCGAATGGCACGTGATCTCGTTGGTAGCCTTGTCGTGGTTTATAACCTCTTTGAGTACTATCCCTTCGGCTTCGGTGGCCACGACGCAGTAGGTGTCTCGTCTGCGCTTTATACCATACTGCCAGTCGCTTTTAGGGAGGACACGGCAGAGTAGCACGTCGCCATCGAGAAACGCTGTGCTTGTGCCGTCGTCCATACTGTCGCCAGACACTTCAAAGAGCAGGTAGTCTCCTTTCAGCCTCTTGTCAATCAGCACGGGCATCGTCTGCTTATCCTCTTCCCAGTATGGATCTCCGAAGCCCGACAATGCTCCCGCCTTCGCACGGTGCGGTACGAGAGGTATCTCCACCCAATCTCGGTCGCTACTTACGAGTGGGCGGGCGCTGTTCTCTGGGGAGGTCTGCGCGATGGGTGCATCGGATTTCAGCATATCCCCTTCTCCAGTATCAAGCCATCCCACATTAAGCGATGGGTAGGCTTTCTGTATCTTCTTTTTTGCGTCACGCCCGATGCCTCGGCTAAGTCCAGAGATAAAAGAAGCAGACAATCCAGCCTTCAACAGGAAGTCGCGAACAGAGGCAGCCTCTTTGGTTGCCTCTATATACTGAGTTATGCGTGATTTAATCGCATCTTTTGCTCCTGTATCATCGGATAGCATCATGTCTCCCTCCCCCGTAAGCAGCCACGATGCGGAGATGCCAAACATTTCGCTCCACTTAGCCGCCTGCGCCTTACCAAATGCCTTCTTACCCGTCATTAGAGAGTTGACATAAGCCTTGCTAACCCCGAGCTTCTCTGCGATAGCGCTCTGCGTAACGCCCTCGTTTCTGAAATATTCCGACAGGTCAGAAAAAATTTTTCCGCTCATAAGATGCAGTATTACAGCGTCTTGTAAAACAATTCACCCAAAATGGCTGACGTAGATTTGGTTGGTCAACCAAATTGGTTTACCTTTGTAGTGTAGTTCAAGAGGAGCTACAGCAAATGCTTCAAAGTTGAAGCAAAACTTGAAACAAAGATAAAGATAATCTACCACCTGCAATATGGCTGAAATAAGAGTCCCTAAGAGCCACTCTGAAAAGTTAGATGAGCGCGCTCTCAAGATGCAGGCCGATTACCTGCGACTCCTGTCACAAGGCGGGGGAATTTGGCAGGTAAAGAAAGCCCTTGCCAAAAAATACAAGGTGTGCATGGTGACAGTCTACAGTACGCTCAAGCGAGCTGAGGAACTGAACGCAACCACATCTGCCGAAGGCTAAGCCCTCCAGCGACAGCGATCTTTGACATACTTGATACAAACAATGGCGAATACAGATAATCTGCGGGTGCAAGGCCCGCGCGTGATTAACCATTGTCGTTAGCCTGCGACCTAATGTGCGCAGGGCGAAGCCGTGGCAGGCACGGAACACCCGAGGCTCGGAAGCCTCCTGACGACACAATTAGTAACTACAAATAAATACGTCTATGAATAGAGTAGAGACAGCGCTTGCCTATCTGGTAGCAGGCGCACTTTGCGTCTTAGGCTTCCTCGGCTTTCTGCTGATAGTCTCAGACACCGACCACCCAACGATGCCAGCAGTTAGCGCATCGGAGTTTCTCCTCAAGAAGCTCGCAGGCATAGCCCTCCTTGGGCTTTCAATTTACACGTGGCGAGCTATCGAGCGCTACGGCAGACAACATTAGCGGATAGATTCTCTTTTCTTCAATCCGTGGAGCGGGCGGTCAATTTAGAGGCTCTCCCGCTCCCACAACGTTTTCTTTGTTTCCATGTGATTTGATATGTTTATTAGGGCGTGAGGGCAAACTCGGGAGAGCAAGGCCTCACAAAAAGTATGCAATACGTCGGTGCGTCGGGAGCAGGCCCTCTGATACTACTTATGTCTTCATCAGCTAGGAGGCGCACCGACCAAAGTAGAACAATAGACCGCTATTTGGGCGGTCACCCCACCACGGTCGTAAGGCTGTGGTAACATACTCTTATTGTTGTCCAGCCAGCCCGTGAGGGTGTAGCTGGTTTACTAATGAATGAATGAACGATCTAAGCGCGACAAACCCGAGAGGGCAAGGCGCGCTACAAAGTAGACAATCTCCAATATACAACAACTCCAATGATACAGATTTCCAACACCGATGCAGTGATCATCGCAAGGACGCTACGGATGCTTGGCACTAAGGGCTACGAAAATAGCCCGAAGGACCTCAAGTGGCAGAATGCGATACGCAATGCAAAGCTCATGGCGAGGAAGCTCACACGCCACCTCGAACGAGCCTCAATAGATATATAGATATGGACACGGCAATCATCCTCAGCCAAGGAGAGCTCAAGGCTCTCATCTCATCTGCGGTGTGCGAGGCACTAAGCAAGCACACGGAGATAGCAAAGCCCACCGAGAGATATATCGCAGGTCGTGACAAGGTACTCGGCTTCCTCGGTATCAAGTCGCGTGGCGCACTGAACTCCAGAATAGAAAAATACCCAAGCGCCTTCCTGCAGGATGAGCGCTTTACTCTCATCCTCGACGTAGATGCGTATGCAGAGTGCCTACGCAGAGAGCAGAAGATGACAAGACAGAAGTAACCACTATATGAAGCAACGCAACATAGACGAGCTACGATTCAGACAGCTCAGCGATCAAGATTTAGACCAGCACATCCATAACCACCAGCTGTATCTCTCCTTCCTAACGAATAAGATGCGCGCTCGAAATAAGCGGGTCCGCTATTTCTCACATAAGGCTGGAGATACAGCAGACAAGCTCATCCTGCTCAGGGAAGAGAAAAGCCGCCGAGGGCAGGGAGTAAAGCAGTGAAGAGGATATACCGACACGAGGTGATAAGAGCGATACAGCGACACCTCCAGCTACGCAAGGAAGAAAGACGGCTGCCGCTGATCGTACTTAAAGAGCAACTATCCTCGGTGGTCGGCTATGACTTCGATACTCTCCGCCCTATCCTGCTGGACCTCTATCAAGAAGGTCTACTGATCTCTGGGCGCACTCTCAATTCTACCTACTTCACACTCCCAGAATATGTGTAAGCACAAATATATACCCCTCGACATCTTCGCCATGCAGGACGCTAAGATAGAAGCACTGACCGCAGAGCATGGGATGGCTGGCTGGGGCATCTACACCGCCCTCCTCCTAAAGCTCGCACAGCAAGATGAAGACGGGTACACTTATCCAAACAATGCCAAGCGCCTGGCGAACATCCTGCCAAAGCGACCAAGGGCGGAAGTCGTGCGCTCCACTATTGAGGACTTTGGTCTGTTTGAGATCGCCACCGATGAGGATGGAGTAGAGTACTTCTACTCACCACGCCTCACCAGCCACCTCTCAACTCTTGGCGGTGCAGATAAAAAGCAAGGCGAAGAAGCCGCACCAAAGAAGCGCAGCTACAATGTAAGTCAAGCGGTCAAAGAAGGCTTAGATAGAGCTCGCGAGGCTAAGCGCAACCGCTCAAAAGTAGAAGATGAAAGTAGAAAAGTAGAGAGCAAAGTAGAAACGAAAGTAGAGAGTAAAGTAGAGGTAAAAACAGGCAAAAGTAGAAAAGTAGAGAAAGCAGAAACGAAAGTAGACGAAAGTAGAGAAGGCGCTTCTACTTTGCCCTCTACTTTCAGCTCTACTTTGGGGGGGACTATAGGGGGGGTAAATACCCCCCTAAAAGAAAAAGATAAAATAGAAGATGAAGAAGAAAGTATCCCCCAAACCCCCAGAGGGGGCTTTGAGAGCGAGCAGAAGGAAATAGATGCGATAGAAGACCCTGCGCTTCGCGCTATGGTTAGCTCGCTAATGTATCCGAACTCAGATATGCGAGACTTCGGTAAGGTGTGGCGAGCGCTCTATGAAGAGGCGACTGCTGGTGATGATGGCTTTGCTAAGTCAAGCATCCTATCGCAGGCCATTTGTAGAGACGGGCATGAGCTGTTTATGGCACTGATGCCCGACCGACCTGACGGGAATGCCAAAGAGCGACCCACGGTGGAGACTACGCTAAACGCAATAGCCCAATTCCGAAAGATGATGGAAGAGGCCAAGGCATCCACCTTCCTGCGAGGCAATCGAGCCATGGCGAGTCTGTCGTGGCTTGTCAAGACTGACAACTTCGCTAAGGTCGTTGGAGGGTGCTATCGAGACAACCATGCCTCCAAGCCGTCATCTCCTCCTCCTGCATCCCAGAACTACTCAAACCATATGTGGGATGAAGTCAAGAAGGAGCAGGCGCAGGCCGAAGAGAGCGAGGAGATGAAGGCATACAAGGCTTCTGTACTCAAGAGGGTGCGAAGAGGAGAGGAACATCAAAACACCAATAGCAATGATTAACGAGCAACCACGGCCAAAAGAGAGTGCGCTCCCACTCGCTTCGGAGTTTGTCAAGAAGATCAAAGAGGAGCGGACGGCAGGCCTACCACCACGATCGGTCTATGATGCGTACCGAGGCATCAAACTTGACGATGCTCTTGACTATATCACAGAGCTTGGCAAGCTGAGGGAGGAGCGATTTTCGCTTGACAATGATACGCTGGCTCTTGGATATGCAAAAGCGGTTTCTTGGCTACTCGCACTGCCACATCCAGAGATAGACGACCCGATGAAGGGGCTGATCGTAACAGGCGAGACTGGTACAGGTAAGACGCTTCTTGTGACTCTACTGCGAGATCTCAGTGAAATGCTCGGTGTGCAGCGACCATTCTACGATGGTGTGAATAGCCGACGCACTATGAAGCCCTTCCTGTGGAATGGTGAGACGCACGCCCTTTGGCACATGGCAGATCTTATGGACAGTACAGATGGCAGGTACACCGCCCTGGACTACCGCGTACTCCACATAGGCGACCTCGGAAGTGAGCCTGCTACCTTCCAGCGCTATGGGAACAAGGCGAGTCTGGCGGACCTCATCAACCAGCGATCCGACTATGGGTATCGAGACGCACCGATCGTCGCTACCACAAACCTACCATGGTCTGAACTTCAACGCTACGGAGACCGTGCTGTATCACGCCTTCGTGGTGACTGCATCGAGGTACGGCTCGTAGGAGTGCCAGACCACAGAATGAACAGAACGAAAACGAGTATTTAATACAAACCTATGGACAACGAAATCAAAATTAAGGGAACAGTAGCAGTCCTCTGCCCACTCATGCAGGGGAGAAGTAAGTCAACGGGCGCTCTCTGGCAGTCGCAGGTGTTCGTCCTTGATACAGGCGGACGCTTCTCCTGTAAAGTGCCGATCAAGCTCTTTGGTGAGACTATCGAGAAGTTTCCCCTGCGATTAGGGCAAGAGGTGACCGCCTATATCGATCTCGACGGACGCGAGTACAACGGCATTTGGTATTCAGAAATCAAGGCGTGGAAGATCGAGTACTCCACGGGCGCTGCGCAGGCCTAACTCGTGTAAGCTATGAGTAATCCAACTCAAAAGAAGCCTCTCCTTATCGGGATAGATCCCGATACGGAGGCTTCTGGGTGGGCTGTGGTCAATCTCAGCGATCGGACTATCTACCTCGATACTATGCCATTCCTGAGAGTCTTAGATAAGCTCGACTTCTTTTCTGTCTTATGCTGCTTAGATGGACATCAAAGCGAGAAGGAGTGCGCCTACCGCTTTGTCCTCGAGGACATATGGAGTACCGCACACAACTGGCACGCATCACCAAGAGATAATCACAGAGTTGTAGCCAAGAAAGGCTACCACCTTGGGCGGTGCGCTATGGTTGGCGAGCTTCTCAGAGATGCCATACGTGAAAAGGAGTTCCCGATCATCTGCCAAAAGCCACTGCTCAAGCACTGGAGAGGACCAGACGGGAAGATCACCCACTCTGAAATACTCGACGTATGCAGGTGTCACAATCTGACGCTCACGAAGAGTAAGCTTGCTCGCACCAACCAAGAGGAGCGCGATGCACTACTCCTCGCTATCCACCACCTCGCAACACCTATCAAACTATTCGACAAATGACAATCACACTACTAATCTTACTCTCTGCAGGCCTGCTCGTAATGGGCTACCTCATCTGGACGCTCCACTCACGCCTGCGACTTCTTGAGCGGACCAGCTCCACGCTCAAAAGACAGGCAATGGACATAGCCAAGATGCACGATGAGGCGTGCAAGATCAAGGATGAGCAGATGGGCTACTTCCAAGTCGTAAGCGGACAACAGCACGATATTCTCGGTATGATTAGCCGTTTCAGCGACTTCACCCTCAAGCTCGCAGAGAAGGTGCTGACCAAGGGCGAGTATCAAGCACCCACGGCAAAGCTTACCACGCTGGAGCGAGTGCCACGGCCCCTGCGTACTAAGCCCGTGATGAGCAAGAGAGAAGAAGCGAAAGAATGAAAGTACTATCACTATTTGACGGAATGAACTGCGGGCAGATAGCCCTGCGAGATCTGGGCGTGCCTATCGAGAGATACTATGCCAGCGAGATAGACAAGCACGCTATCGCACAGACGCAGCTCAACTTCCCCGACACTATCCAGCTCGGAGACGTGGAGAAGTGGCGAGAGTGGAATATCGAGTGGGGGGAGATAGACCTCCTTCTCGCTGGCTCGCCCTGTCAGGGCTTCTCGCTCGCTGGTAAAATGCTCGGTCACGATGACCCACGAAGCAGGCTGTATTGGGTGTTCCTTGACATCCTGCACCACGTGCAAAAGCTCAACCCCAACGTAAAGTACCTCCTTGAGAATGTACGGATGCGTCCAGCAGACGAGGTGAGGATAAACGAAAGCCTCGGCATTAGACCTGTTGTGATTAACTCCGCCCTTGTCTCCGCTCAGAACAGAGTACGCCTCTACTGGAGTAACATCCGTACGAAGAGCGAGGGAATATGGAGTGAACTGATCACAGACATCCCCCAGCCTGCCGACCGAGGCATCTACATCGGAGACATCCTCGACGATGAAGTGGACGAGAAATACTATATGCGCAATCTCTCCCTCAACGAGGAGGCCATTGAAAGCGCGAACAAGCCGCAGGGCGTCCTTTCGGTCGGCTCTCTGAGGTTCTTTGGGGGAGTAGAGTTCCGAAGAATGAAGACAATGAAGTCACCATGCTTAAATGCTCAGTCACGTGAAGATGGTAATAACCAAACCGTAGTAGAGTTGGCGGTAGGTACATGGCGCACACACAAGGTGGACGGAGGCTTCCGAGAAATTGCAGGAGGCAAAGCCCCGTGCATCCCCGCAAGAGGGAGGAACGACGGAAGCGGACAGCCCGTGGCTAAAATAGGCTGTATGCTCCGTAGACTAACTCCCAACGAATGCGCCCGCCTACAGACTATCCCCGACTGGTACAAGTGGGGATGCTCCGACACTCAAGCCTACAAGATGCTCGGCAACGGGTGGACGGTAGAGGTTATCAAACACATCTTATCACACATCATCAAATAGCAACGACAATGACATACAGACTTTACAACGTAGACCTACTCAACCGCTACGCCAAGGACTTCCACGAGCGGTCAGTGGCTAAAGGCTTTTGGGATGGCACGCACTCCGTCGGGCATTATCTGATGCTCGCTTTCGGTGAGCTTCACGAGGCTATCGAAGCCGACCGCATCGGCAAGTGGGCGAAGCTCGACCACGACACGATAGACACGCTCCAGCGTATAGAGGGTGCGCCCTATGCTCAAGAGTTCCTCCGCCTTGTTAAGGACACCGTGGAGGACGAGATCGCCGACGCAGTGATACGCCTTCTTGACCTGCTGGGGTGGTTACTCGGAGATAAGGAACTTACATCCTTCCAGGTGGCCAGCGCGCTATGTGTATATGGCAAAGAAGATCCACCAGCTATGCTCACAGATGCTCTTATGCCAATAGTTGCAGAGCTGTGCGGGGCGTCTGCCTTTGGCGACACTACAACGGGCATCCTTAACGCCATCAAGTCCCTCGAGTTGCTCTGCGCCCACCTCGGCATCGACCTGATGACGCACATAGAACTCAAGCTGAAATATAACGAAACACGCCCTGCGAAGCACGGGAAGAAATACTAAGCAGATATAGCTCAAAGCACATAAAACAAGCATGAACAAGACTAAGATGCTTCAATGGATAGTAACACACCACGTAGGCATATCGTCAAGAACGATGTGGTGTGCCTTGATGGGTGTAGCAAACTCCGAAACGCCCACTTATTTTGGATTTGACACTCCATACGACTGGGACGATTTTTCAAGGTGCTACGACCTTGTCACGTATGGGGAGGTCACGAAAGAGGAGCTTCAGAAGGTCGTTGAGGCATTCCCATTTTACAAGCCAATCATTGACCGATGGGATGAGCTTGTTGAAGCTTATCTAAGTCCAGGTGGCAAGGGAGTGTACCGAATCCTTGACAGCGTGTATAGTGAGGTAATGGGGCTTAAGGGCTACGTCAATCTGGGCGGTGGACTTTACAGCAAGCAATTATAACACCTAATACAGAAATAAGCTATGACACAGTCAAACATCATCGACCTGCTCATCATCGCTTGCAGTGGGCTATTTGTGTGGGCGCTCGCAGTGACGCTCACGCTGTGGTACGAACGCAGGGAGCGAGAGCCAAAGGCAACCACCGCACCCGAAGCTGAGGACGTGACACCCACCGAGATACCCGAGAACGACAAGGACTGGGGCGTGCGTACTGACTATGTAGAGCGACTGCGCACAGCGATACTCAAACATTTGGATGGGCATTCCTACTGCTTCGTGAATATCGAGGATAGTGGTAAGGGCGAGGCTCTCACCCACGGAGAGGCGCACGCACTACTCAAGCCCTTCCTCAAGAAAGGCTACTACGTCTACCGAGAGCTGACGGGCTGGACGGGGGACAAGGTCACCCGCTTCCGAGTGGCGAAGCACCGAGACGCTGAGCCTACCGCCCTCGAGATCACAGAGGAGCTACTAACTAAGAATGTACAGCTATGACTATGACGATCGGAGCATTCACCACCACCGTCTTAGTGGTCTACGTTGTCTCAGTTGCGTTGTGCGCGTTCTTCTATTTCCGCTGTGTGGATTTAGAGTGTAAGTTAGACGTAGTTCAAGCGTCCAAGGACGACCTACGTGAGAGCCTCACGAAGCACAACTACTCGCTGTTCCAAGAAAAGGAGGAGCTCGAAAAGGAGGTAGCCGCCAAGACCGAGGAGATAGACGAGCTTAAACGCTGCACAAGGAAGCTCGCCAAGACCAATCGATTGTGCATCAACATGTACAAAGCAATGCGAGCGGAGCTGAGGGCAAAAGCCCCATATCCTACTGAGGATATCTCCCGCAAGCTCATCGACAAAAGCCTGCGGCCGCTTGTGTGGTGTAAGGCTGACGACGACGAGTGGTGGACAATATCGAACGCTTGGCGGATACACATCTGCAAGTACTCAGCTGGAGGTGGCTGGTGCGTCTACTCTGTATCGGAGCGCTTGAAAGGTAATCTCGATATGGTCCTCCCCACCCTCAAAGAAGCTAAGGCGGAGGGTAGAGCGTGGATAGTCGAGCAGATATACTCAATGTTCAACCGAGATAATCAAGACTAACTAACAACATATAGCTATGACACAATCACAAAAA